ACATAAATTTAATGTTTATCGTGAAAAAACTTATGAATATTATATTCGTAAGTATCCACATCAATATTGGAAGAATCTTGGGACACAAGTGTGTTACAAGATTAGTCAACCATCCACTTTAACGAATATCTTTCTTGTGATATCTACTATTATAGTAGTTTTTAAGTTAACTCAGCAATCAAAGAAAGTTGAAGAAATAGAAGAAATTCTTGTCAAAAAACCGCAAAGTGATGTTGAATCTGAATATATTTTTGTGGATAAGCTCCCTACCATTAATGATGGTAAAGCCCCAAAGCCTATGAGAGAAGAACCAAACAATGTTTGGTATAATGATTCATTTGATTTACATCAAATGGATTTTGGACAAATCTCGTTGGGGTGGAATTCCCTTAACTTAGAGCAAATCCATTCTAAAATTGCGCTTAATTGTGTTTCTCTACAAATAGAGATTTCTGCTTTTAAAAGTAGACGTACTAGCGCTTTTTGTGTGAGTGGCCAAATTTATTTGGTTAACTCTCATTTTTTTAATGATTTGCAAGGAGATTATAAGATGACTGTTTTCTTTCAAGCCCCTAAACAATCAGTAAATCCAAATTTGACTTTGATGATAGATGTTTCAACTGTTTATAAAAAGCCAAATTCAGATCTTGCACTTATAGAATTACGTGGTTTACCCCCACGCGCTGATTATACTGAACTTTTCTGTAAAGAAACTTTTAATGCAAAATTTGATGGATATTATATTCGTAGAACCCATGAGGGTGAAATTACTGCGAAGCCTGTGAATCGTGTAAGATTTATTAAAGATCTTTATGATCAACACACAAATTGCAATATAGATGCCTGGAATGGTATAACGAAAACTGGATGTAATGTTGGAGATTGTGGATCTGTATTAGTTGTTAAGACTGGTATGGGACCCGTTATTTTGGGTATTCATTATCTTGGAAATCCTAATATTAATTCAGTTTGTTCTATCCGTGTTACGCAAGAATTCCTTAAGGAAGCAATTGCCAAAATGACAACGTTAGTCGTACAAGGATGTGAAGTAAACATTGCAGCACCTAGTGTGAGTGTTGATCTTGTGGATCTCCATAAGAAATCAGCTTTTCGGTATTTAGATGAGGGATCTGCTATGGTGTGTGGAAGTTTAACACTTCCTCGTGCTCATGGTAAATCTCGTGTAGAAATTACGCCTATGAATGAATACTTATCCAGGTATGGATATAAAACAAATTACACTTCCCCAGACCTTGTGTCTTGGAGACCTTGGCATTTAGCTGCTAAGGAAATGGTTAGACCTGCTAATCAATTTAAACCGTCGATTTTGAAAGAATGTGTTCAATCTTTTTCTAATGATATTCTGAATCTTATAGATTCTGATATTATAAAAGAGAATGTTCATGTTTATGATGATTTTACGGCTATAAATGGTGCAGCTGGTGTGACTTTTGTTGACAAAATTAATAGAAATACTTCGATGGGGCACCCCTATAATAAATCGAAGAGATTCTATATACAACCGATTGCCGCTCGAGGTGAAAATTTAGACCCGGTTGTCTTTACTGAAGAAATAATGAATCAAATTCAAGAAATTGAAAGTAAGTATAGGTCTGGATATCGTAATAATCCCATTTTCCGTGGGAATTTGAAGGATGAAGCAGTTACAGAATTAAAAGCGAGTTTAGGAAAGACTCGACTGTTTGCTGGTGCTCCTGTAGCGTGGAGTATAGTGAATCGTAAGTATACTTTATCTCTTATCCGTTTAATACAATCTAATCAATATATTTTTGAATGTGCCTGTGGTATCATTTGTCAATCTAAGGAATGGGATCAAATGAGATCCTATCTCACCAAATTTGGTGATAATAAATTAGTTGCAGGTGATTTTGAAAAATTTGATAAACGCATGTGTTCTGAACTTATTCAGTGTGCTTTTGATGTTTTAATTAATATCTGTAAAGCTAGTGGAAATTATGCTAATGAAGATTTGATTGTTTTAAGAGGCATTGCTATTGAT